CTTGGCCTTAAAGTTGCTGCGCTCCTTCTCTTTGCCAATCGCAATGCTAAAGAACTTGCCATTTTTACCTTCCTTAATCCAGCCACTTAGCCAATGCTCTTTGCCATTGACCATGATTGTTCCAGCGTAATCAGGATGGGTTGGTTTCTCTTTGCGGTCATTCTTAAATAGCGATCCGCTACCTTCTTTTGGTTCATAAGCCATTATTTATTTCCTTTAATTTAGAATACATCTCACTCACTTCACCGAGGAATTTTTCTACTTCTGCTTCCATCGCCTTAATGTATTCCTCATCTCTCTCAAGGCGCACTACAAACAACTGTAGATCTTCTGGCAGGCGTGGATCATAACTTACAAAATCACACCACTCACGGCCTGTTACTGCCATTTGGCATTGCATCTGCGGCACATACTTTGCAGGCGGTTTTCCACCCAATAAATACTTAATATGCGTTTTGCTGGCTGGGCATTTGATCTCGAGTAAACCAGTTTCACCAACCAGTCCGTCTGGGCTACATCCAAACCATTCTATCGTAGGATGGTCTACAAAAGCGACCTGTTCTACAAATACACTGGCATGGGCCTCATAAGCGATTCTAGCCATTGGTTCGGTCTGCGTACCCCATTCCATTGCCGCATTGGTAAACGACTCTCCTGGCTCGTTTGTAAGCCTTTGGACTACCAATTCTGTGCGGTAATCTTCCCTAGTGGCAGCCTCGCCCGACTTTCCCTTAGCCATGACATCAGCAATACGACTAGCAGTAACTTTGCCTAGCCTAATTGCCAACCATTCTGGCGATCCCTGTTCAATAGTCATACATCTGCCTTTTCCATTGCAATTACCTTTAGTTGGTTAGCCAATACAGAAACCTCTAAAGCGGCCTTAGCTGCCTCTACATGGTTCTCTTTTAGTTCATGGTTATAAAAACTCCTAAGTGTTCTCATAGCCTCTAAGTAAATTTGTGAATAGTCGTTCATTCTTTATCTTCCAATGATTCGTTGATTGGCTGGGTTATAAATGGTACATCAGAAAGTTCGTTCATTTCCCATTTTTTAGCAAACTCAGCAGACATAGCATCTATCGCAGCGTTCCATCCCAGCGCAAAATATTCTTGCGGATGATAGGCAGATTGCTCTAGCTTGTTAAAGGCATCTAAGCAATGTTTGTTTATCATTTTTTCTTCCATTTATAAACAACGCTATCAGTCTTAACCTCTGGAACAATGTCCTCTATAGACTGGTTGCAAATCGCACGAAAGTCGGCCCACTTCTTTTTGTAGAACTCCTGCTCACTAGCCGGAACATAATTGTAGAGTTTTGCCCAGCGCAAAGTAATGTCCGTTCCTGCCTTTGTGTACACATAATTATTTTTCACTTTTCCTCCCCTTGTATTTTTGTTGAGCCTGTCTAGCAAGACAGACGCCACATCTCCAGCGATTAACTGGCCCAGTCTTTACCAGCTTAAAATCACTAGCTGGTCTTTCCACCTGGCAACTAGCACACCACTTCCGTTCCACCATCCCATCCTTCCTTTAAATATCCATATTCTGAAACATCGCATACGGCTCTCAAATCGGAACACACATCGCACTTGTCCACCCATATTCTGTACTGATGGTCTTTTGGTCTGTGTGTCCCCCACTTTGTTCCGCACTCTGAACATACAGTATCAGGCTGCTGTTGTGCTAGTTTCATTTAGCATCGCCTTCATCTGCTCATAAGCCGCAACTAATTTAGCCTGATCTGCCTTATTGTTATTGAATTTAGGGTAAGATAGAGCATAGGCGGTTCGCAATTCGGCAGGACTCTCTGCTGCCTGTAAATTGCCAATGTAGTAATCTACCGGTAACTCAGGCTTTAGCGGTTCAGACGAATCCAGCGCATCGTGTTCTACAATCTCCATTGCCGTAACCCATAAATACCTACGCTGATAGGTTTCTACAGCTCCGATGTTTTGGACTTCATGGCAACCCTTCAAAGCCGCAGATCCCATTGGGCTAGTGATAACGATGTTGCTGTTATCTTCCGTATCCACAATGGTCAGGCTGGCTATGTCTGTGCCGTAAGACACAATGCCGCAAAGCCCTAGATCGGCAAATATATTCTGTACGGTAGGCAAAAAATCACCTAGCTCAAAGTAGCGATACCCAGCAAACTTGTTATGGCCCGATTTGGTAAGCTCGGTGTTTTGCAACTTAATTCTTGCCTGGTTTAGTTTAGTAAATACTGACATGGTTTTCCCCTTCACTTGGTTAAAAAATGTTCTGCAATAGCTTCTTGGTACTCAAAGGACAGGTAGTATAACTTCCTGCCTAACTTTTCCCACTCTTTCTTTTCGATGCAATCACGCAGAAAAGCCTGTAGGTCGGGATCATTACACTTTTGCTGTAGAGCCTCGCCCCAATTAAATATATCTGATGGGTCGTACTCTGGATCAGTCTTAACGGCATCGTAGATGCGCTCTTGCAGATCCAAGCTGTAATCGTCATCTGCTGGCTCGTAGTAGTTGTCGTTGTTATAGGTCATAGCACACCTACACGGAAACCGTAAACTACTGCTACAAAGAATACAATTACTGCCCCAAAGATACCGCCTAAAATAATGTCTTTCATTATTTCACCTCAATGTTAGCAAGTTCAGCAACCATCAAAAAATCACGCTTTAAAGTACGCAAGCTAGACTCTGAATAGTTAGGTGGGTTTAGGTAGTCATACATTACTGCCTCAATAGCTTGTGCGGTTGCCAATGTGCATTTGAGGGCTTCTTGAATCCATTTAATATCGTTCATTCTGTTACTCCTTCACGAGTGGTTAATCTGTACTGCATGAATCCATACTAATCTACAAATGTAGAGATTTGCAAAGTATTTTTACTAGGGACAAACCCTAGTGTTGCTTTTTTGCACTTTGTTGTTTTTCTACAATAATGTAGAATGAAAAATATTCCATGAACTAAAATCTCACTTGGTCATGGTCTGAGTTGTGAGATTGCTACCGTACTGCATGGGGGTGCGGTTTAAGACAAGGCTTTCGGTGCTAATATCGAGGGTTTAGCCCATGCCAAATAACTAGGAGAAACCATGACCGCTTTTGAAAAACTTATGAACGAATTTGGCTCAATCAAGAATCTATGCCAAATCTTAGATGTGAAGTATGTAACCGCCTATGCCTGGAAGATGCGTAACGGCATCCCTGCTAAATGGCATCAAAAGATCATAGAAGCCTCGGAAGGCCGCCTGACAGAGCAAGACCTTGGCTAATAGCCAGAACAGCCGTACTGTGGCTTTGCTTGAGTCTAGGGGCTATAAGTGCGATGTAGTCGAGTCCTACAATGCCTTTACCAGGCGCAAGAAAGACCTGTTCCATATATTTGATATATTGGCCATAGGCAATGGCGAAACCATAGGCGTACAGATCACCAGCAAATCCAATATGTCCTCTAGGATTAAGAAGATCAGCGAGTCGGAATACTTGCCAGAGCTTATTAAGTCCAAGTGGCGCATATTGGTAATCGGCTGGTTTAAGCAGCCTAATGGAAGATACGCTTGCAAAGAGTTTGAGTTCTGATGTAAGATACTATTTCCTATGCTGGCGGCTCTAACGACATCGTAGCGGCATAGGAGCGGTAAAGCGTTACTAGAAGGGTAAGAGGCTGAAACAGCGCAATACAGGTGGCGAAGTTAGTGCCTGTGCCTCGCAAGACTGACGGGTTCTGTAACTCCGATGGAGCAGATGAAGGCGAATCTAGGTAGGCTAGGTTCGTTCACCGAAAGAGCAGTAGCCTTTAATAAGACTTATAAGTATTAAAGACTTTGTATCTTATTAGATACAAAAAGCCTTTTAATGTTGCTTTTAATCTACAAGCAATGCAAATGCATTACCTTACAAAATGCCCCGTTCGGTAACTTTTGTGTAATTTACGCTACTTTTTTGTTTAAATATCCCGATCAGGAAACTTTTTTTACTTTGTTATCTATCTAACATTAACTTTGTTATCGTGCAAAAAAAGTCTGTTAAGTGCATGAATTATCAATAAAAAACCATGCAAAAATAAAACATCAAATGTATATAGGTTGTCCGAAATATGTATAAAAATTTAAGAAATGTATATACATTGTCTATACAAAAATAGTTCTTGCACAAATGTAGATTTGTAGATTAGTATTAAATTTATGAAAAAAATACGAGCATCTACAGACGGCTTATGCGCTCAGGCCACATTCTGTTTTCCTACCTGGGGAAACAAAGAGCTGCGAAAAAAATGGCTTGCAGACCGCACATTGCTTAGGGGCATCTTAAATGATGGCGAGATTATCCTTACCCCAGTTCAAATCCTGACAGACCCAAAAAATAAAACACTAATGATGGATAGCGTTACCGGAAGCCTATATCGGGATGACGGATCTTGCTATACATCGGACAAATTAAAGTTAATCGGTATTCGTGCTGAAAACGACTTAGACAAAATTTTATTAAGTATGAAGGCCATAAAAGCATTAGGAGGAGCAAGTGCCAACTGAGTTTATTCCGTTTGCTGGAGAAGTAGAGATCGGCAAAACCGCTATGGAATTAGCGGATGAGTTAGAAAGTGCATTGCAGTTTAGTAATGCTATTTATGCGTTGCTAGAAGCGGCAGAGATGCTAAGAGCGCAAGAGCTAAAAATTCGTGAGATGCAGATGCGGATAGATAGCCTTACCGTTTACACAAATTATGGAGCGCACTAATGAACAATGAACCAGTAGCGTGGATGGATGAAATAAATACTTTTGTGCTTGATACAGATTACAAACAGTTTCCTAAATCTTTACAGAATGGAATGATTCCACTCTATACCCATCCAGTAAAAGAACTAACAGATGAGGAAATAAAAGAAGTTATTACAGAACATGAGTGGTATAGCTGGACATTGGAACAATTTGCTAAAGCAATACTAAAGAAAGCGAGTGAGAAATGAAAGTTCGCATAATTGAAAGAATAAACGCTGATGGATATAAAACATACGAAATTCAGCAAAAACATTGGTTGTTTAAGTGGTGGTGGGTAGATGCTTGGATAAATTCATGGCAAGGCGCTTCGTGCAATAGCACTTTTTATACACTGGAAGATGCTAAAAAACACTTGTGCTATTTCGATGGGACTAAATGCACACAAACTGTTGTTTACTAAAGAAAGCGAGTGAGAAATGAGTGAATACATGGGGTTTTGGTTAGCCAAGGTTGTAGTCGAAATGGCGGTGGCTGCGGTGCTTATTGTTATTTTGCTTTTAATATTTTTTATAGGCGGTTGGCTTAAAAGAAAGGAACAAAATAAATGAGTTTATGGCAAGCAGCAAACGACATTGAGGAATTATCTTACAAACTGGCTAATGTACGAGATATGGTTGAGCTAGTAGCAGAAGATGTAAGCAACCCATATAGCGGTGCATTGTGGGCCATCAAGGATATGATTGAGCATATTGAGGACAAGGTTGCAAAGCAAGCGGATGCAGTTATGGAATTGCATAGGGCAGACCTAAAGAAAGCCAAGAAAAAATGAAAACGCTAAAGTGGTCAGGTACTTTGCTTTGCTTGCTAGGCATATTGCTGACTGCGCTAAACATCTACCCAGCTAACATCATTATTGGATTTATAGGCTCTGGCTTATGGGCTGCGGCTGGGTACGCTCAGGACGATATGGCCTTATTTACAGTAGAGATCGTAGCTGTTGCTTTTTACTTTGCAGGCATAGTATTATTTATAACTGGTGAACTTACTAAGTGGGGACTTTTATGAGTTTTGATGAATTGTGGGGGATGTATCCAAGAAAGATAGCAAAGCGTGTAGCGCAAAAGAGTTTTGAGCGCCTTACGCAATCAGAGCAAGCGCAGGCATTAGAAGCTATGCCAAACCATATCAACTACTGGAAATCGCAAGATACGCAACTTGCGTACATTCCGCATTTAGCTACCTGGTTAAATCAGTATCGGTTTGAGGATGAGATCGTAATAGAAGCACCTAAAGCAAACAAGCGACCAGAGCTTCCTTGGTATAGTTCGGAGGAATTAACGATTAAAAAAGCACAAGAGATAGGAGTTCAAGCGTATGCTGGAGAAGGATGGCAGCAATGGCGAGCTAGGATTAGCCAAAAGATTAAACAGCTAGAGGAGCAGGCGTGAGAGTTTTAGTAGCTTGCGAATATAGCGGAGTTGTGCGTGATGCCTTTATTAGGGGGGGGCATGAAGCTATGAGTTGCGATATTATTCCAACAGATGCGCCTGGGCCACATTATCAAGGTTCTGTTTTAGATGTTTTGGATCAAGGTTGGGATTTATTGATAGCCCATCCACCATGCACATATATATCTAATGCTGGCGCAAAACATTTATACCCTAAAAAAACTTTAAACAAAGACAGATATTTAAAAGGAATGGAAGCTGTTGAGTTTTTTATGAAGCTATACAACGCAAACATACCAAAAATTGCTGTAGAAAATCCTATACCATCAAAGGTGTTTGGTTTGCCACAATATAGTCAAACAATACAGCCTTACGAGTATGGTCATCCTTTTCAGAAGCGAACTTGTTTGTGGTTAAAAAATTTACCAAACTTAAAACCAACTAATATTGTAGAAAAACCTGAAAGCACTAAAATTGCTGGAAATTGGTTTAACGCTGGCGGCAAAGAAAGACAAAAAAATAGAGCAAAAACTTTTCAAGGTATAGCAGATGCAATGGCAGACCAATGGGGCAACCTATAGCGAGGAATGGCGCAACGAATGTGAGGCTAGAGATTTACTTACTTGGCCTTTAGCAAAAAGACGAAAACAACTAGCATTGATCTACGACAAGCGTGGGCAAGCTGGGTATCAAAAACTAACAGAGGAAATGACAAGGCAATGGACACTAGCCCGAACAAAGCAGTCGAGTTCATCATCAAGCAATCAGGAGTCTTTGCCGAAGCAAAAGCAAATAGAACTTATATAGAGAACTACCTGCGATCTGCTAAAAGTCGGCTTATGCTTGAATCCAGCGCATCCAGCATTGCAGCTAAAGAGATGGAAGCCTACGCTACAGACGATTACATAGAGCTGCTAAAAGGGCTTAAAGAAGCCGTAGAAACAGAGGAAAAACTAAAGTGGCAACTAATAGCGGCACAGGCTCGGATAGAGATATGGCGCAGCCAAGAGGCAACGAATCGTACTATTGATCGTGCTACACAATGAACGATTTACCATACTACTTTGGGCTGGCTATATTTATTGGGCTAGGTATATCAATTTGGGTTACATTTAGGTAATGGCTACTAAAGATGAAAAGAACACATTGGCTGCGACTGCAAGACTCGGATGTATTCTTTGCTCCGAAGTCCTTGGGATTGAAGGCTCTCCGGCAGAACTCCATCATGTGCGCCGTTACGGAGCTAAACGGTCTGCATCCCCTGTCCTGCCACTATGCCCAGAACACCATAGGGGAAATACCGGTGTTCACGGATTGGGTGCAAAAGGTTTTGAATCTAAATGGGGCGTTACCTTTACGCAGCTCTTGGAGTCGGTCAGCGAAAGACTGGGAAATACAGCTTAGAGTTCCAATGGATCTAGACCGAGTTCTGTAGCAACTAGCTTACAGCGATCCCTAAACGCTTTGCCGTGATGCAGCCATCTATCGCCTTTCTGCCGATGAAAGCTCATGTGTATCATCTCATGGCATAGGGTAGTCAATACGGTGTAATAGTGGCCGCACCGAGCAGACGATACCGTAACGGTATGCTCAAAGTCCTCGCCTGTATCGTATAGGTATGTACCCATAATCTCAGGATCAGCAGTAACTATGAAATCAATTTCCTCTGGAAGCGGCATCTTCCAACGGCTGTACGGATAGCAACACGCTAAAGAAGCGTATAGATTGCTAAGTACGGCTGGAGTAAGTTTCATGCCATCATGCCATCATGCGTTAGACACGATTGATGCAACCACGAAACTCAAACTCGCCATTAGCCTCGTTAGACACCATAATTAGTTCTGGCATCAGCATACGGCCTTGGTCAAACGACAGCATTACAAAGCCACTGCGCCAGTCTTTAGGAGAGTCCTCGCAATACTCAAAAGTAGAACTCATTGGATCAGCTAGGCAACCTGTCTGCACTCCCCAGTAAGTGCCTTGGTAGTTTGTAATGGGCGAGGCACAAAGAACATGAGTATGGCCCGTAATAATATTGGTATTGCCTGCTGCCGTTAAATTGCTGTAGCCAGCCGTTCTGCCGCCTTTGTAGCGATGCTTAACTACTGTATCTTCGCCAATCCAATATGACCAGCAGGTTTTCCACTCAGGAAAATGGTATTTAAGGCTAAAGCCATCTACACCAGAATACTCAGGAACTTTATTGACCAGCCAGGACTCATAACGCATATCGTGATTACCTAAAGTCCAAATAAGCTCACAGCCAGCAGGCTTGTGTTTCGCAATCTCGTCTAAATGCCAACGGCAAGCGTTTAGCTCCTCTAAAACGGTAGGCTTTTGGTCATAGTTGATTGATGGGAAACGGCTCAAAACTTGACCGTCAAACGCATCGCCATTGCAGATAATAACTTCTGGCTTAAATGTATCAATCATTAAAAGCAGAGCTTTAAATGCAGTAGTCGTTGTATCAGTAAAGTGAGCATCAGAAAATACAATAACTCGCTTTACTTTATCTACATCTATTCCTCTGCGTACATTATGTGGGGCTTGGTTTACTTTCTTTACATATGCTGGGTTACGGCTTTGGAATGTTTCTAGGTTCAATCCGTATCGTTGCTGTAAAGCATTACGCCTAGCGTACACATTGCGTATGTTAATTCCAGTAACCTTGCAAAAATCCTCTGGGCTTCCAATTTCCTGCCAAAGTTTGATCCATTCGTCATCAGACAAGCGATTGCTAGGCATAAACATCCTTTGCTTTAAGATATTGAATATAATACAATAAATCTAGTTGTATAATATTCTACATTTAGGAATTTTACTAGCGCTATGAGAAAGAAAGAAGGCAAGTACATAAACTGCTTAAAATGTGGCGCTGAGTTTTACACCGTCATGAGCAGGTATTTGTCTGGGCGATCTAAGTATTGCTCTATATCTTGCGCTACCTATGGCAGGCTGGGGGCATCTTGGAGCGAGGAAGGCAACAAAAAACGCTCTGAAACACGAAAAGCAAAAATTGCATCTGGCGAAATAAAAGTGTTTTTTGGCGAAGAACACCACAATTGGAAAGGTGGATATGCGGCAGCTTACGAAAGGTGGAAGCCGTACAGACGGAATTTTCTTGCAAATAGAAAAGCCAAGTTAAAAAACGCTATGCCAAAATGGCTTACAGAGTCTGATTTAGTGCAAATTAAATGTAAATATCAATTAGCCGCTATGTTTTCTAGAAACACGGGCGAAGAATGGCATGTAGACCACATTATTCCTATAAACGGCAAAATAGTTTGTGGCTTACATGTTCCAAAGAATTTAAGGGTAATAACCGCAAAAGAAAATTACTTAAAACAAAACAAATATGAGCCAGAATAATTCTTTCGAGCTAAGACTTCAGAACTGGGCTTGGTATGTTACTTATGGGGTTATTGGCCCACAGGTAGAAACAACCTGTCGCTCGTTTGAAAAGAATTACATTCCAGAACTAGGCAATCTTTACGCAGAAGCAGAGCCACACTACGAGCCTGACCATATAGACGGTGATCTGATAGAGCAAGCGATTAAGGGCTTACCATTAAACCTGCGGCAAGCACTTAAACTAAGATATGTAAGCCATCCATACGCATCTATTAACCAACTAGCTCACGCTGCAAGAACAACAGTACACCGCTTAGAACAAGATTTAGAAAATGCAAAAAAAAGACTCCAGCACGAGCTGGATAAAAAAGCAAGGTCAAATCACTATAAGAGCTTGCTCAAGGTGCAAGATCAGCAAATCGACTGAAAATGGAATTATGGAGATATATGGCAACGGTATATACCAACGATTCGTCTGTAACGCCTGCCATAGTAATAGCAACAAAGACGGCTAAATGCCTTCCTGTGCTGTTTGCTTCTATTGATCAGTATGTGCCATTAGATGTAACCGTTATCGTTTCTGGGAGCGATCTAGAGCTTCCTAGACACCAAACCATTAACCTGCCAAACAACGGCACTAATTATGGCGATTCATACAATGATGCGGTGCAATATGCGTTTGATATGTTCCATGAGATTATTGTTGCAAACGATGACATAGTATTAACCCCTAGTAGTTACTCTAAGTTGATGGAAGATGTACTGTTGTTAAAAAACAACAAACTAGGCTGGGTATGCAGTAGGGCTGACTATGTTCGTGGGCTACAAAACATCCGAGAGGGCAAGCAACGCAATGGAGTTCGCTACGCAGAGGAAGATACAGTTATTAAATATGATGTACTTTCTCCGTTGTTTGGTTGGGTTAGCCGAGAGGCGTGGGTAGATTACAAGCCGATTAACTGGTACTCAGACGATATACAATGTCTAGAGATGAGGGCAAATGGATTTGTAAACTACATTAGTCGCTCGTATGTTCACCATGTAGGCAGCCAAACTATCGGCATGGATCACAATAAGAATGATCTAGAAGCGCAGGCATGGATTAAGGTACATATGCCAGAGCTATATGAAATATGGTTCAAAAGCAAATAATTTCCTTGACATGAAAAAATAGGGTAAAATTGTGCTAGGAAACCTTTGCCCAAAATTTGTGAGATTGCTATGAAGCCAGAAAAAACTACGATTATGATCGGTCTGCTAGGCGATAAGCCTAAGATGGGTATGAAAGAAGAAGGCGGTTTGCTGGCTGAGGACAAAAGCTCCTGCCCATTATCTACAATAGATGCCGATATTAACAAAGGCAACATGAAAAAGGCCGTATTAACGGCTGATTATGGATCTAAAAAAGATGGTGAAGGCAAGTGCAAGGCTTGTGAGTACTTTAATACTGATATGGCTGATTGTGGCGTACCTAAAGGCAAAGGCCATTGCGACATCTTTGACTTTGTATGCGACCAAAACAACGGTTGCATGGCCTGGGAAGCTATGGGCGAAGATGAGATGGAAATGGAGATGGAAGATGAAGAATAGTCTTTACGGAAACATTGCAGCCAAAAGAAAACGCATTGCCGAAGGATCTGGCGAGAAGATGCGTAAGCCAGGCGCAAAAGGCGCACCAACCGCAGCCGCATTTAAAGCAGCCGCTAAGACAGCCAAGCCAATGAAAGCCAAAAAATGAAGATGACTGCTAAACAAAAAAAGATTGGCAAGGTAATGGGTGAGTACAAAGAAGGCACTCTACATTCCGGTAAGGGCGGCAAAGTCGTAAAGAATCCTAAGCAGGCCATCGCCATTGCTATTAGCGAAGCCGCTAAGTCTGCCCGTTACAAAAAATAAGTGGAATTACTAAGATCTGAAGTACGAGGCAAAAATAAAGTCTACATTTGCTTATGTAAATGCGGAAAAGAAAAAACATTTTGGAAAAAATCAGCAATTGATAGGCAAAAAAGCTGTGGTTGCTTAATGGATGATGCTGGTTTAACTGGTAAGCAAAGAAGAAGTATGCTTACTAGGATGCAAGGATACAAAAACGGGGCAAAAAAAAGAAGCCTTGATTGGAGTCTTAGTTACGAACAGTTTGTAGATGTTGCAACAAAACCATGCTTTTATTGTGGGACAGAGCCTAAAAAATGGGATTGCATGACCAACAGCCCATCATTAAGAAAAGACTCGCCCAATGTGCGCCCAGAAGATTACCTTATAGAATTTACAGGTGTAGATAGATTTGATAGCAATAAAGGCTATACAGAAGATAATGTTGTGCCATGTTGTGTTTTTTGTAATAGAGCAAAAAGCGATTTAACTTTAGAAAAATTTAAAGAAAATTTAGAAAAGACTTATAAATGGCTATTTCAAAAGACATAATTGAAAGAATTAAAAAGCTAGGTTTAGATGGCTTAAATAAACCAAAAAGAACGCCAAACCATCCTACAAAGAGTCATGTTGTGTTAGCAAAAGAAAACGATTCTTATAAAACGATAAGATTCGGTCAGCAGGGCGTAAGCGGTAGCCCAGCCAAAGAAGGCGAATCAATGGCAGACAAAGCCCGTAGAAAGTCGTTCAAAGCACGACACGCTAAAAATATAGCGAAAGGAAAGCTAAGTGCGGCCTTTTGGGCAAACAAAGTTAAATGGTGATTAGCTGAGATATACATACGGGCTAGAGAATCTAGTCATTCGTAGCTGGGGAGAAGGAGCGCAAGTAACTATAGGCTCATTCTGTAGCATTGCCGATAATGTGCAATTGTTCTTAGGCGGCAACCACAGGACAGACTGGGTTACAACATACCCATTTGGGCATATCCATAAAGATGCGTTTAAATGGCATGGAGAAGGTCATCCAGCCACTAAGGGCGATATAACCATCGGTAACGATGTATGGCTAGGATCAGGCTGCACGATTATGTCTGGCATCACAATAGGCGATGGCGCAGTAGTCAGCGCTAATTCCACAGTAGTAAAGGATGTTCCGGCTTACGCAATAGTAGGCGGCAACCCTGCAAAAGTATTGAAATACAGATTTACAGAGAAACAAATAGAAGCTCTTAGGGTAAACCCTTGGTGGGAAAAATCAGACCAAGAGATCCAAGAGTTAATTCCATTACTTTGTAGCTCAAACATAGATGACCTCATTGCCAAACTGTCTTAACTTGGGAAGCGGTAAAGACTTCCTAGAGGACTGCTTAAACGCAGACATTCAGGAAAGCAAAAAACCAGACTGGGTGCTGGACATTACCAATGTGCCATGGGGAGAAACAATCTCTACACGGTTTGGCGATATAGAGATAAAGAAGGGGATGTTTGATAAGATCATCGCCAACGATGTCTTGGAGCATATACCTGATCTTGTGGCGGCAATGACCAATTGCAAGGACTTGCTATCAGATAAAGGCGAGTTTCATATTCATGTTCCTTATGACCTAAGTCTGGGCGCTTGGCAAGATCCAACCCATGTTAGAGCGTTCAATGAGAATAGCTGGCTGTATTACACGGATTGGCATTGGTATCTAGGCTGGACAGACAGGTTCTACATGAAAGAACTATCGCTAGAGAAAAGCCCACTCGCAGATGAAATGGGCATAAGTGAACAGATGCTAACCATCCTGCCTAGAATGATAGATGGGATGAAGGTAATTCTTACTAAACAGAAATAAGTGTTGTAGAATAGCTACATCATCAACCATCAACCCAAGGGGAATGGCATGGAAAGTTCTACAGAAAACAAAGAATTAGGAATCGCCTCGAATAATCGTGGCGGTCAGCCAGGCAATCAGAACGGCAAGAAGGGCAAGCTGTTCTATAACCAGCTACGAGTAGCCTTGGTTCAAGAGGATAGCCGTAAATTACGCACCATTGCACAAAAGCTAGTAGATGCTGCCGAGCAGGGTGAGCCATGGGCGATTAAAGAAGTAATCGACAGGGTAGACGGTAAGGCCGTACAAGCTACAGAGATTAGCGGTGTAGATGGCGAGGCTATCGAACTAAAGCAGATTGAGTTCATTATCAAGCGCCCAGAGTGATTGAAGCAGAAGAAAAACTGAGTCTTGAGATACCAGAGAAGCTAGAGTGCTTGCTGGAGGAATACCGTTTCAAAGTCGTTTACGGTGGGCGTGGTTCATCTAAGTCTTGGACAGTAGCTAGGGTATTGCTTGCTATAGGCCGCAGAAAGAAGATTAGGGTCTTATGCGCTCGTGAGTTTCAGAACTCCATTAGTGATTCGGTACACGCTTTGCTTGCAGATCAGATCAAGTCGCTAGGCTTAGAGGACTTCTACACAGTACAGAACACAAGCATCTTTGGTAAGAATGGCACAGAGTTCTTGTTTGCAGGCTTAAAGCACAACATTACTAAGATCAAGTCGTTTGAGGGTGTAGACATCTGCTGGGTAGAGGAAGCACAGACTACCAGTAAATCTAGCTGGGATACGCTGATTCCTACGATTCGTAAGGAAAACTCAGAGATATGGATTACCTTCAATCCTGAGTTAGATACAGACGAAACTTATAAACGGTTCGTGGTCATGCCGCCTAAGACGGCAAAAGTAGTAAAAGTAAACTGGTCTGACAATCCTTGGTTTCCTAAAGTTCTCAGAGATGAGATGGAGGACTTGAAAGAACGGGATATGGACGCATATCTGAATGTATGGGAAGGCAATACAAGGCAAGTCCTAGATGGCGCTGTCTACGCTAACGAGCTACGCAAGGCGCAAGAAGAAGATCGGATCAGAGATATACAAGTAGATAAGGCTATCCCTGTATCTACATTCTGGGACTTAGGCTGGGCAGACAATACAAGTATTTGGTTCGTACAGACTGTGCCTGGCGGCGAGGTACGAGTTATTGACTTCTATCAAGACAATCAGAAAACCATAGATCATTATGTAAATATCCTTCAAAACAAGGGATATACATATAGGGATCATTGGCTGCCGCATGACGCAGAGCATAAGAATATGACTGGTCGCAGCACAAAAGAGATTATTGAGAACATGGGGCTGCCGGTACGGATTACCCCTAAACTGTCTATCTCAGACGGCATAAACGCAGCTAGAATGTTGATGAATCGGTGTTACTTTGACACTAACCGTTGCGCTGAGGGATTACAGGCTTTACGGCACTACAGATACGCAGTAGACGCAGATACAAAGATGTTTAGTGACAAACCCTTACATGACCAACATTCCCACGCAGCAGACGCATGGAGATATGTTGCCGTAGGACTGGATGAGAAGCCCGATATGTGGGACAGGCCATTAAAGATTAACGCAAAGTGGATAGTTTAAATATGGATGACAACAAGCTAAAAGGTATTCTAGAGTCCGAGATTGATAACTCAATCGGATTTGTAGAAACCGAAACAACCGATGCTCGTAGAAAGGCCCTGCTTTACTACAACCGTGAGCCATACGGCAACGAGGTAGAAGGCCGTTCATCCATTGTTACCGGTGAAGTAGCCGAGGTAGTAGATGGTGCGTTGCCACAACTGTTGCGTATCTTTACCCAGTCAGACGAGTTATGCCGCTTTGAGCCTAAAGGCCCAGGCGATGAGGAAGGCGCTAAACAAGCTACGGAATACTGCAATCTAGTCTTTTTCCAAGACAATGATGGCGTAATACTGATGCACAACTGGTTTAAAGACGCTCTGTTGCAAAAGAACGGAATCGTCAAATACTGGTGGGAAGATAGCGCAGATCCTACAAAAGAGAAGTACAAAGACCTGTCGGCAGAGGAGTTCCAACTGTTGTTTTCAGACAACACTATGGAGTTAGTAAGCCAAGACATGAAGGAAGTAACACCCGAAACGCTAGACCCTATGACTGGGATGCTGATTCCAGCGACTTACTCCTACGATGTAGTGGTAATGAAAAAGAAAGAGTCTGGCCGAGTAAAGATTGCCAATGTGCCGCCAGAGGAGTTCTTGATCTCTAAGCGTGATAAGACGATTAAAGACGCTCGCTTTGTAGCTCATCGCCTTAACATGACTCGCTCTGACTTGATTGCTGCTGGCTACGATAAAGATATTGTGGATAACCTGCCTGCGTACTCAGACCTGACTTACACGCCTGAGCGCATTGCTCGATTTGATCGTGGCGAGATGCCGGATGAAACACAATCTCTAGACTTCTCGATGCAAGACATTGAGGTTTTTGAGTGCTATATCCGCACCGATTACGATGAGGATGGTATTGCCGAGTTGCGTAAGATTACCTACGCTGGCTCAGAGATCCTTGATAACGAGGAAGTAGATCACATTCCTTTTGCTAGTATTTGCCCAATCCCAATGCCCCATAAGTTTTTTGGGCAGAGCTTGGCAGACCGTAGCATGGACATTCAGTTGATTAAGTCTACGATTACTCGTCAGATTTTGGACAATATGTACCTGACCAATATGCCTCGCATGACGGCTATTGATGGCCAAGTAAACATGGATGACCTCTTAACCGTTGCTCCTAATGGAGTAGTACGCATGAAGTCGCAGGGCGCAGTACAAGCCTTGACCGTACCAGCAACCGCAGCACAGTCGTTCCCAATGCTAGAGTATTTAGACTCAGTAATGCAGAAGCGCTCAGGCGTTGCACAGGCTGGTCAAGTGTTAGATCCAAGCATTTTGCAGAACACAACGGCTACCGCTATTGCGGCAATGCAACAGACTGGCGCAGGCCGTATTGAGATGATTGCTCGTATCTTTGCTGATACTGGTGTTAAGGACTTGTTTACAGGGATTTTCCACTTACTCTGCAAGTACCAGGACAAAGCAAGGGTTATCCGTCTGCGTGGCAAGTACATCTCTATTGATCCTAGGGAGTGGTCAAACAACTACGACATGGAAGTTAATGTGGGCTTAGGTACTGGCAACAAAGATCAGCAGATGGCTATGGCAGCTATGGTATTGCAGAAGCAAGAACAGATCTTGCAGACGCAAGGCCCAGCTAACCCATTGGTATCTGTAGCTCAGTATCGGGAAACATTAGGCCGCTTTATTGAGGCAGCAGGCTTTAACGACTCTACTGAGTTCTTTAAAGAGATTACCCCTGAGATGGATCAGATGCTGTCAAATCCTCCTCCTCAGCAGCCACAACAAGACCCAGCAGTCATGGCTTATATGCAGCAGGTACAGGCTCAGATTGCAGGCGATCAAGCCAAGATCCAAGCCAAGATTGAAGCAGACCAACTCAAGGCACAAGCAGATATTCAGTTGGCTAGAGAGAAAGCCATTGCTGAGATCCAGCTAGAGCGTGAGAAGGCTGCGGCACAGTTAGAGCTAAAGACTGCACAGTTTCAAGCAGAAACACAGTTAAAGACGGCTGAGATGGTAGCTAAAGGGATGCAATGAACAAAGCAGAAAGAGCTAACAACTACTTGATGGATGAGTTCTTTATGGAGCTAGTAAACGCTCAGAAGGACTTGTACAAGTCTTACATATTTGGATCAGCAGAAGAAGATGTAGAAGGCAGAGAACGAGCCTTAGTAAAGCTGAGAGCAATCGAAGAATTTGAAGCGTCATTACAATCACTCGTGCAGCAAAGCGAAATTGATAAGAGGCGTATACGGTTTTTTTAACTACCTAAAAGGTAAACAACATGAGCGACAACACCAACCCATCAGGGAGTGTAGATACATCTGTAAACGGTGCGGCTAACGCATTTATGTCTATTCTTGAGCCACGAAACGAGGAAGCGCAAGCTGACCCAGAAGTTCGTGCAAGCGATGATTCTGAGGAGTATTCAGATGAAGGCGAGTTCGAGCAATCGGATTTAAATGCGGAAGAAACTGAATACGAAGAAGAAGCAGTAGAGGAATCTCCCAAATACCGAGTGAAAGCTAACGGTGAGGAACTGGAGGTAAGCCTTGATGAGCTTCTGAACGGATACAGTCGGACTGCCGATTATCAGAAAAAGACTCAATCTTTAGCGGAACAGCGCAAGGCCGTAGAGGCAGAGCGCAGTAAGATTGAGGAAACAGCCAAGGTGCGTGATACCTATGCACAACGACTCCAAGTTATTGAGCAGTTGCTTGAACAGCAAAAGGGAACTGAGAACTTAGCGGAACTCAAAGAGAATGACCCAATTGCCTATGCAATCGCCATAGCAGAGCGTAGTGAGAAGGAAAAGCAACTTAGCGCTATCCAAGCTGAACGCCAGCGAGTACAGCAAGAGCAGGCCCAACAACAGGCTCAAGTACTGCAATCGCATATTCAGCAAGAGCAACAAAAGCTAGTAGAGTTGATTCCTGAGTTTAAGGATGAGGCCAAAGCCGAGGTAATCCGTAGGGATATTCGGTCTTATGCTAAGTCCATTGGATTCTCGGATCAAGAACTAAGCCAAGTTTACGATAGCCGAGCTGTGTCAGCGCTCTATAAGTCGATGATGTATGACAAGCTGGTAGCAGGAAAGCCAGGCGCACATAAGAAAGTGCAGTCAGCACCTAAGACATTGAAACCAGGAACATCTAACCCTAAGAGTTCCGAGCAAGAAGCAAAAAAGAAAGACTTTGAGCGTTTGCGCCAATCCGGCAATAAGAAAGACGCTGCAAGGTTATTTGAACGATTTTTATAATTTAAAGGAATTAAATCATGGCTATTTATAATCGCTACGACGCAGTAGGCGCTCGTGAAGATTTATCCGATGTTATCTATAACATCTCCCCAACCGACACCCCAATCATGTCATCCATTGGCAAGACCAAGGCTACTGGTGTTTACCATGAGTGGCAGACTGACAGCCTCGCAGCGTCTACTACTGCTAACGCATTGGTAGAAGGTGCAGATGCTACTGCTGCTGACCTCAGCCCAACAACTCGTATTGGTAACTACACACAAATCGTAGGTAAGACCATTCAAGTTTCTGGTACTTTGGAAGCTGTAGACAAGGCTGGCCGTAAGTCTGAGAAGGCTTATCAGTTGGCTAAGGCTTCTGCTGAAATCAAGCGTGATATTGAAACCATCATCACCGCTAACCAAGGTCAAGCAACTGGCTCAAGCAACTCGACAGCTCGTAAGATGGGCTCGCTGTTGTCGTACATCAAGACCAACACCAGCAAGAACGGTACATCCGTAACTGGCGTTGATCCTACGACTATCGGTGTTTCAACCCGTACAGACGGCACAGTTCGTACATTTACAGAAACCATCCTCAAGGATGTTATTTCCAAAGTGTTCGTTTCCGGCGGTACGCCATCAGCTTTGTTTGTTAGCCCAGCTCTCAAGCAAGTTGTATCAGGCTTTGCAGGTTTGGCAGCACAGCGTTATCAAGTGCCAACAAGCGGTCAGGCAACCATCCTAGCTGGCGCTGATCTGTATCAGTCCGACTTTGGTGTTTTGCAGATTGTTCCTAACCGCTTTATGCGTACCCGTGATGCTCTCGTTCTCGATCCTGAGTACGCAGCATTGGCTTACTTGCGCCCATTCCAAACGAATGAGCTCGCAAAAGCTGGCGATAGCGACAAGACACAAATCTTGGCCGAATTGACCCTGGAAGTTAAGAACGAAGCTGCACACGGTGGTGCATTTGACTTAACCGCCTAGTAGTAATGTAGAATAGGGGGTGGGGAAACTCGCCCCCTTTCTAGGAGATATAAATGTCTGATCTCGGTAAACGAGGTAATTTAGGTAGTGTTGATGGAATAATAAAGACAGCCCATGCTGACGGTGAGGGTGGCCTTATTATTCATTCAGAAACAGATATGACGGCTTTTGTAGATCATACAAAGCGCCAGTTTAATGAGCGTAGTGAAAAGACGGGCTGGGGCGATCAGCCACTAGACCCTAGAAATAAGATAGCGGAACTGCCGCCATTAGTAATTGAAGATTTAAACAAGCTAGGCATTATGCGTGGCTATCATATTGTTGATCCTAAAGCGATGGCTAAATGGCTAAATAACCCCGATAACAGGGTATTTCGCACTCGTGGGGGCAATGTATGAGAGTCGCTATTTGCATCCCAGCAAGAGGGCAGATGGAGGTTACAACCGCATTTGACCTAACAATGATGTCGGCCTACATGGCTGCTAAAAAGAATATAGATTTAAATGTATACACCTCGCAAGGTACGCTGATATTTGACCAGCGCAATAGCTTAGTGCGTACAGCAGTAGAGGAAAAGTGCGACTACATCCTGTTTATAGATGCAGATATGCGCTTTCCCAAGACCACTTTAGAGCGCCTTTTAGCACATAAAAAAGATATAATAGGCGTAAACGCTACCACCAGAATGATGCCTCCTAAGCCTACGGCTAGGAATATTCAGATCAACGAAGATGGCAGCGTAGACTGGTTAGAAGTATTTTCCAATAAGGAAAAAGGAATAGGCAAGGTAGATGCTATTGGGTGCGGTGTGATGTTGATTAAGACTTCATGCCTCAAGAATATCCCACAGCCGTACTTCTACTTTGAGCAGTTATTGAAGGGCAAGTTGTTAGGCGAGGATATTTACTTTTGCATAAAAGCAAAAGATGCAGGAATAGACACATGGGTAGACCATGACTTATCTATGGAGATAGGCCATGTCGGTTCATACACCTATGGGTGGGATGACATTAAGGACTAAAAATGGCTTACACAAACTACACGGATTTGCAGGCATCAGTCGCAGGCTACTTAGGCCGTAGCGACTTATCATCGCAGATTCCTGACTTTATTCGTTTTGCAGAGATACGCTTGGCAAGAGAGTTGCGTACTCGGCTAATGCTAAAGTCGGCTACAGCACCTATGGTGGCTAACGATGCACGAGTAGCGTTGCCTACTGACTTTTTAGAGATTCGTGACCTGTTTACGCAGGGAAATCCTCGGATGCCAGTAACCTATCTGTCCCCTAGTGGCTTCACAAGAGATGCTAGGGCAGATGAGTCTGGCTTGCCTGTTTTTTACACGGTATTGGCGTCAGAGTTTCAGTTTGCGCCAATCCCTGACAAGGCTTATGTATTAGAGATTCTGTACTATGCACAGCCGCCTGTGTTGTCTGGCGCAAATCCTTCTAATGTATTCCTTGCTAACTATCCGGATGCTCTCCTTTATGGCGCATTGATAGAAGCAGAGCCTTACTTAATTAACGATGCTCGATCACAAACATGGGCAACCCTGTACGACAGAGCAGTTAAGAACATTTCCGATGCAGACCAAGGCGGCGAGTATTCGGGTATTCCCTTACAAATGAAACTTACCTCACGATAGGACTATCATGGCCGAAATGTCAAACTACCTTGAAAATGCGCTAATTAACGCAACTTTAAGAAACACAGCATACACATCACCAACAACGGTATATATAAGCCTGCACACAGCAGATCCTACTGACGCTGGTTCTGGCACAGAAGTTAGTGGTGGATCTTATGTTCGCAAAGCCGCTACCTTTGCTGCCCCCTCTAATGGCGTATCTGCCTCTAATGCAGATGTAACCTTTGACCAAGCTACTGCGTCATGGGGAACTATTGGCTGGATCGGCATTTGGGATGCGGTTTCTACAGGCAATATGCTGTATCACACAGCTTTGACAACTTCTAAAGCTATTGATACAGGCGATATTTTTAAGATTGCTTCTGGTAGCCTAACAGTTACATTGGCATAATGGCTCTAACCCTCGAACAGTTAGATCAGTTCGGGACTTTAGAGCAAGTACCATATTCGTTTGACCACACATGGGAAGTAGACGAGGTATGTGGTAATTGGCGATTAGAGGATATGGATTCTTTAGGGAATCTAGACCAGCTAAATATATCGTTTGACGATCCAATATGGGACACTTTATGCGTTAAATTCCCAGGAGCTTCCGTATCTGCAAGCGCAGATGTGGCGGCTGACGGAACTCGCCTAAGAACAGGCGTAGCTGATATTGCTGCAAGTGCAACAATTGATGCACAAGGAACAAGGATCTCTACAAGTTCAGCAGACATAACTGCTAACGCACAAGTAGAGTCAGAGGCGTACGCAATTAGAACTGCATCAGGATCAATAGAAGGCTCTGCAAGCGTTGTTGCTGCTGGAGTTAGGGTGGCGGTAGGACAAGGAGAAATAAATGGATCTGCAAGCGTTTTGGCTGGAGCAATCGCAATATATGAAGGACAAGGCTTTATCAACTGTGCGGCAAGCGCAGAATCAACTGGCATACGGGTACGGCTTGGCGAAGGCTCAATTACATCAAGCGGAGAAGTCAGTTCTAGCGCTATTCGACTGCGTACTTCCGAAGCGGAAATAAACGGTTTAGCAACAATAGCCGCTAATGGTGGCGTTGAATATGCTGGAGAAGGTGCGGTAGTTTGCAATGCTTATGTAGATGCACAAGCTAGAGCAATTTACTCTGCCAATGGTACGATAAATGGTACGACTGCGGTAGTTTGCAATGGCAATATATTGGGTGATAATTGGTCAGATGAAACTGCTGGATCAGAGTCTTGGACAGGTATTACGCCAAGCACAGATACATGGAATCAAGTACAAAGCGACTCAACTAATTGGACACCAGTTGCAGCATCATCAGACACTTGGACAGATAACAATATTGGAAGCGAAACATGGCGCTAAGTCGTATAACCTTTGGGGAGTGGACTCCCGATCAGCCAGGTATTACTAATGGCCTAAGAAGGGCAGAAAATGTCTATTCAAAGCTAACTGGGTACGGTGCGCTTCCTACGGTAGTAGATTATTCTGCCTCAGCATCAGAAAACCTAAACAATGTAGTTGCAGCCAAAACAACACTTGGCGCTACTTTAGTTTTTGCTGGTGGTGATACTAAGTTATTTAAGTTAGATAGCGGCGATTTATCGCTAGATAATGTATCTAAGTCTGGCGGTTATTCTACTGCCATAGATAATCGTTGGAGATTTACACAGTTTGGCAATGTTGTCATTGCGGCCAATGGAACAAATAGATTACAAGGTTTTAATGTAAATAGTTCTACATTATTTGCTGATCTTGCTGCTGACGCTCCAGCATCTAAATATGTAACAGTAGTGCGTGATTTTGTAGTTTCCGGCAATGTGCAAACAGATTACCCTAATCGAGTTCAATGGTCTGCTTTAGGCGATGAGTCTAGCTGGACTTCTAGCGCAACAACACAAGCTGATTTTCAAGACATTCCCGATGGCGGTACGGTTGTTGGTGTAACAGGTGGTGAGTTTGGCTTAGTCTTTATGGATAGAGCCATCCATCGTATGTCCTATGTTGGTAGCCCGTTAGTTTTTCAGTTTGACAATATCAGCCGTAACTTAGGGTGCTATGAGCAAAACTCTATTATTCAGTATGGTGGAACTAGCTTTTTCTTAGGCGATGACGGGTTTTACGCTTGTGACGGTCAAAATGTAATCCCGATTGGCGATGAAAAGGTAAATCGTTTCTTTTTTGATAATGTAGACGAAGCCACTTTATATCTTATGTCGGCAGCCGTAGACCCTGCCAAAAAGCTCATTATTTGGGCTTATGCTTCCAATAACTCGGCAACTGTAGATAGTTTGTTAATTTACAACTTTAAAACCCAAAGATGGACTAGCGGCACAACTACTGTTGATCGTATTGCAAGCACATCTACACCAGCAGTAACATTAGAAGGATTAGATGTTTACGGCAACTTAGATACCATTATGACTTCATTTGACAGTCGGCTATGGTTAGGCGGCAAACTGCAATTAGCTGGAGTTAATGGAGCTAAGATCGTTACATTTACTGGGGCTAATGCAACAGCATATTTAGAAACTGGGGATATTGAAGTTCCAGGCTCTACATCTGCAATAACAATGGTTAAGCCTATTGTGGATGATGGATCTGCAAGCGTTTCTGTTGAGTCCCGTAGATTGTTAAATCAAACTGTAACATTCGGCTCTCAAACTGCTGCTGATGCTGAAAACAGAGTAAGTATCCGTAGCGTAGGCCGTTATCATCGTCTACAATTAACACCTACAGGCAATTGGACTTCTGCGGTTGGTGCGGACATAGATTTAAATGGCTTAGGAACTAGATAATGTTTAGACGATTACCTCCTTTTGGTGGAGATCAGCGAGCAGTCGCTGAAATCGTCAATGGCATTATGGATGGTAAAACCAATAATACCGGCACTATTACGCTTAACTCTAGCAGCACATCTACAACGCTTACTGACGCTAGGATTGGCGCTGAATCGGTCATTATTATGACCCCCATGTCAGAAAATGCAGCAAAAGAATTTGGCTCTGCTTTTATTTCAGCAAGAACAAATGGATCAGCAACCATAACCCACAAAAACACAGGTCATGCAGACCTAAATTACACATATATTGTCGTAGGATAAAGGAAAATATTATGGCAGGCACAGGAAATATGATTGGCCCAGCAATGTCAGCATTTGGCGGCATACCAACTACATCACCATCCGCACCAACAGCGCCAACTCAAGCCCCATATCAGGCTGGACAAACGCCTCGTTTTTTATCTAGCGCACCAATTACACCTGGAGCGCCAGCAGAAAACGCATCTCAAATTGATGCCTCTATTCGCCCATTCCTTACAGAAGGACTGCGCCAAGCTCAAGAGATTTTCTTGCGCCAACAGCCTAGTTTTTTCCCTGGTCAAACTTATGTAGATCCAAGTCAAGCATCCCGTGATGCTTTAGCTGCTCAAGAGCAAATTGCTCGATCTGCATCCCCATCGCTAGGAATTGGTCAAGCCGCATTTATGCAGTCGGCTAGTGGGTTAGGTCAAACAGCAGAAGGTGGGTTCTTACAAGGCAATCCTTACCAACAACAAATGATGCAAGCTGCTACACGGCCTTTACAACAGGCATTTAGCGAACAAGTGTTGCCAGGCGTAGCTAGTCTTTACTCCAAGTCAGGTCGTTTAGGCTCTGGTTCAATGCAACGAGCTTTAGGTCAGGTATCGGAATCATATGGTCGTGCATTGGGTGATGTAACGGCAAATTTAGCTGGTACTCAATTCCAAGCCGAGCGTGGTCTACAACAGCAAGCTCAAATGGGTTTGGCAAACTTGGCGCAGGCCGCACCTTCTATTTACGGTCAGCAATTCTTACCAGCGCAACAACTTGCACAGGTTGGCGCACAACAAGAAGCTATTGCAGCACAACCACTACAAGAGCAAATGACTCGTTACGCATACGAACAGCGTTTGCCATACGAGCAGTTGTCTGGTTATCTGTCATCTGTTTATGGTTCGCCTTTAGGTAGCTATGGCACACAAGCACAGCAGTTGCCACAAGCCACGAATCGTACTGTAGGTGCATTAGGCGGCGCATTGGCTGGCGGTTTAGGTGGTTATGCTTTAGGACAGGCTTTCCCAAGCATCGGCAGTTTTGGCGGTGGGTATGCCGCTCCAGCAGCAGGCGCAGCATTAGGCGGATTGCTCGGTTACGGGTTCTAATGAATGTTTTTCAGTTAAGCCCAAACTATCTTCATCTGCATTGGGTGGAGATAGCAAAGTATTTGCAACCTGCGTTAGATTTAAGCGGTGTAGAGGAGTTTAATTTAGAACAAATGAAGGTCTTTATTGCTAATGGGACTTGGGCTTTATTTGTTGTAGAAGAAGATTTAAAAATTTGCGGCGCAGTAGTAGTTAGTTTTGCAAACTACCCAAATGACTTAATAGCTTATGTAACGGCTATTGGTGGTAAATTTATAAGCAACAAAGAAACATCCGATAAATTTAAATCATTATTAAAAAGCATGGGCGCTACTAAAATTCAAGGGGGCGCTAGGGAGTCGGTAGCAAGGCTGTGGAAACGAATTGGATTTACCAATAAACAAATATTAGTGGAATATAAATTATGAAATTTAATAACCGATTTTGCGCTTTAATGGATATTCCAGACTTGCCTAGCGGTGCATTTGAGCATATTGGCGATAAGAAGATTAAACCTCAAGGCGGTGGAAACCCAATTTCTGTTGTTACAGACCCTATCTCTAAAGCCATTGGCACAGACGGTAGCGGTGGAGGCGTATTAGGAGCTTTAGCTGATATTGATCCTGGCCCTGCTATTGGCAGAGGTTTGGCTGATGTTGATAAATTTGTAGGTCGTGAAATACCTGGCGGTTGGAAAACAGTAGGACTTGCTGCCGCAGCCGCAGCCGCCCCTTATGCCATTGGAGCTATGGGTGCTAGTGCTGGATCTACTGCTGGCGGGTTTGTGGCTGCTGATGCCGCAAGTTTAGCCGCTAGTGGGCTTTCAGAGGCAGCAATTGCTCAAAATTTAGCTATGGCTGGCGTAGAGTCTTTTGTGGCGGCTGATGCTGCCGCACTTGCTGCAAGCGGTTTATCAGAGGCGGCAATTGCACAAAACTTAGCTTATGCTTATGGTGCTGATTTAGGCGGGACTGCTTTAGCTACTGCTGCAAGTAGTGGCGCACCTATTACGGATTACTCTACTGAGGCAATGGTTACTCCAGAAGGCAATGTAATTCCTGCCAATACTTTGCCAAGCGAAGTTGCCGGAATGGATGCTCAAATTGGTGCGGCTGGAAAAGAAGCAATGGCTAAGTACGGTGGCGGTATGTCTACATTACAAAAGACAATGCTAGGCGCAAATATGGCAAGAGGTTTGCTAGGTAGCGCCATGCCAATGCAGCAAAACCCATACCAACAACAAGTCGCTAGACAACAAGTGCCAGGCGGTGCAGTAGATTATTCTGGATTATTGGCTCTTTTATCGCCAAGATCAGCGCAACGCAAAACATCTCTTTTAGGATAAAAATATGGATGAGTTTATTAAGTCTTTATTTGGTGGTTCGCCTGATTACTCTAGTGCATTAACCCCAGAACAAAGCCAAACAATGCAAAAAAACGCATTAGCTCAAGGCGGCATAGGTGCGTTAATTGCGTTACTAGGAGCATCAGGCAAGCAGCGTGTCCCTGTTAGCACAGGACAGGCTTTAGCAGGCGCATTAGGCGCAGGCTTTGGCGGCTATCAGTCATCGTTTGACAATACCCTAAAGCAGATGCTAACAGCACAACAGTTGGGCGAGGCAAAGCAAAAGCAAGAAGCTCGTAAGCGGTATGAAGAAGCTATTGCAGGCGCTACAACACAAAGACCGCAAGCTATTCCAATGTCTACGGATGTGGGATCGCAGTTAGAAATGCTTTCTCGCCCTGAATTTGGTGGCGCAATGGCAGAGCCAGAAACAATAGGTGCTTTGCGTGGCAATCTGCCTATGGCTAATGTAGTTGATCCTGCCGCAGCCAATCGTGCAGCATTAGACTTCTTGCGCCAAACTGACCCTGCTAAGTTTATTGAGCTAACTACGCCTAAAGCAGAAGCAGCCCCATCATCAGTAAAAGAGTATCAGTTTGCTGTAGGTCAAGGATATAAAGGATCGTTCCAAGACTTTCAATTAGAACAAAAAGCTGCCGTTGCGCCAAAAGTTACTGTAGATATGACTGGTGGTCAAAAAGGTTTTGACAATGAAATGTCCCTTAAAAAGTCTTTTGCGGCAGAGCCAGTATATAAGGCTTATGGAGAGATGCAATCAGCCTACGGTCAAATTACCGACTCATTAAAATCAAATAGCCCAGCAGGCGATTTGGCGGCAGCAACTAAGTTTATGAAACTTCTTGATCCAGGCTCAGTAGTTCGTGAGTCAGAATTAGGTATGGCAATGGCTGCGTCAGGAGCATTAGATCGTGCTAGAAACTACGCAGAATTGCGGATTAGCGGCAAAAAACTAACCCCAGATCAGCGCAAAGACTTTCAGCAGTTGTCAGACAAGCTGTTTAGCACAGCCACTACTGCATATAACGCAAAGCGTGGCGAGTTTGAGCAAATGGGAACTGCTTATGGTTTAGATGCTAATCGTGCTTTAGGCGCACCAGCTAAACTGCCAAGCAAAAACATTAAGGTGAACTACTAATATGTCATATTCCATTACTACCGAAGATGGAATTACGATTGACAACATCCCAGATAATGTTGATCCAAATTCCCAAGAGTTGCGTGATCGAGTTGCTGCATTGCGTTCTACTGGTGTAGAAAAGCCAACAAAAAAAGAAGAATCTATTGTTGAGAAAATCTCACAAGGCGCAGCATTGGCGGCAAAAGAAATTCCACGGCAATTGGGATTGACGGCTAGGGCTGGTATTACTGGTGCTGCTGGCTTGCCTATTATGGCTGGAGATGCTTTAAACCAGTTAATCAATATGTTTGGCGGCAACTTGCCTATGGCTAGTAAATCTATGCAGACATTACTTACCTCTGCTGGATTGCCTGAGCCTGCTACAAAAGAAGAAAAAGTAACGCAAGATGTAGCCTCTGCTTTATCTGGAGTCGCTGCGCCTGCCGCTTTAGCGCAAAAAGGGTTACAAGCCGCACAAACTGCTGGCAGAGAAGCTCCAGCGCTTGCTCGTTTCTTTGCTGAGAATGTACCTTTACAAGCTGCGGCTGCTGGCGGTGGTGCTTTAGCATCTGCTGCTGGTCGTGAATTTGCCGATGTTGGCGGTATGGGTCAGGCTGGTTTAGCGGTGCTTGGCGGTATGGTAGCTCCTAGCGGAATGGCTGGAAGCGCACAAGTATTAAGCAGAGCCGGAAAAGAAGTGGTACGGCCATTTACCGCAGGCGGCAGAGAGGCTATTGTTGGCAAGGTTTTAGAGCAATTAGCCAATAAGCCACAAGGACTAGCCCAGCGCTTAGAGGAGTTCCAAGCGCCAATAGCAGGATATACACCTACTACTGCACAGGCAAGCAGAGATGTGGGCCTTATCTCTGCTGAAACCGCTATTCGTGGAATGGACACTACAGGTCAATTTGCAGCACAAGCATCGCAGGCAAATAAAGCTCGTATGACGATCCTTGACCGCATGGCTAAGGATCAAGATGCTGTAACGCAAGCTATTTTAAAGCGTGATGAGGTTACTGCCCCAATGCGTGAGGCTGCTTTTGCAGCATCTACACAAACTCCAGAGCAGATCCAGTCTGCAATATCTTTAGTAGTTAATAAGAATATTGATGATATTTTGGCGTCTGACGCAGGAAAGCGGTCTACCGTTCAAAATGCAATGAAATTTGCAAGGGATTCTGTAAATCGTGCTGATACTGTCGGCTCTTTGTACGAGGTTCGCAAAGACTTACGAGCAGCCGCACAAGGGCTTTTAGACAGAGAAGGCTCGGCATTTAGCCAAGCAAAAGGACAACTAGAGAATGTCATTCGCTCTGTAGATGATGTTATTGACTCCTCTGCGCCTGGCTACAAAGATTATTTAAGAAAATACTCTCAAGCAAGTAAGGGTATTGAGCGTTTAGGTGAGGCACAGACCTTTAGGTCTAAGGTCTTATCCACAACGCCTGACCCAATCAATGTTGGCGATTTTATGATTTCCCAGCCATCCTTTGCTAGAGCCATTCGTGCAACTGCAAAAGATACCCAGCTATCGGAAATGCAAGTTCGAGTATTAGAAAAAGTAGGCCGTGATCTAGACACAGGTGTTTTAAACCGTTCCGGCAAAGTGCCAGGTTCAGATACATTTAAAAACCTATCTACAGCCAATGTTATTGGTGGCATTATTGGCAAGCAGATGTTTGGTGAAGTGCCTCCAATTGTTAATAAAACCATTGCACCTTTAAACTGGCTATATAACGGCACAGACGATCAAATTAGGGAATTGTTGGTGCAGTCTATGTTAGACCCTAAGTTAGCATCAAGATTACTTACAAAAGCATCTACGACTACCGTAGAGCCATTAAGTAAAGAATTGCAAAAGAAGGCGCTAAGTATTGGATATGGCGCTGCTTTTGGCTTATCAGAATAACATAATATAGTTATAATTAAGGAAAATCATGGCCTATACAAAATACTCCCTTACCCCAGCAGACAATAACGCTGCTCCCCCAAATGGCGCTCCAGAGGGGATGCTTCCGTCTGCGGTAAACGATACGATGAGGGATATGATGTCCCAAATTCGTGATGCTGGCGATGGAATTAGAAACGGCACATATACCATGACTGCTCCTGTTATCACAGGTGGCTCTATTACTGGAATTACTTACTCAAGCATTGTAATTACTGGCGGCTCTATTACTGGCATTACAGACTTAGCTGTAGCCGATGGCGGCACAGGCGCTTCTAACGCAAGTGGAGCAAGAACTAACTTAGGCCTTGTTATTGGCACAGATGTCCAGGCTTATGACGCTGATACTGCCAAGACCGATGTAGTTCAATCGTTTAGCGTAGCCCAGCGTGGGACTATTACTGCCTTGACCGATGGTTCTACAATTACGCCTAACATGAATAACGCTAACAATTTTTCTGTGACTTTAGGTGGTAATCGTACCCTAGCTAATCCAACCAACTTAACTGCTGGTCAGTCTGGTGTCATCGTTATTACGCAAGACGGTACAGGCTCACGCACATTGGCTTACGGTTCTAACTTTAAGTTTCCCGGCGGTACTGCTCCAACTCTAACAACGACTGCTAATGCGGTGGATGTCTTAGCCTACTATGTAGAATCTTCTAGTCGTATTACTGCTCGCCTTGTTGCGGATGTCAAATAATGCTTAATCAGAATCTACTCCTAACTGGAGATGACGGCTACAACTTAACTAATTCTTTAAGATTTAGAGATAGTGCTTCTGCTTATTTAAATCGTACCCCAGCTAGTGCAAGTAATCGAAGAACTTGGACTTGGAGTGGATGGGTTAAACGAGGCACACTTGGCGCAATAAACGATGGAATTTTTAGCGCTGGAACTTCGTTTGGAACAAACAACAACGACCTTCAAACAATTACATTTAATAATGATGCTATTGTTTTAGTATCAGAAGTAGGTGGTAGTACTCAATACAATTTAGTTACATCACAAGTGTTTAGAGACCCATCTGCTTGGTATCATTTTGTTATTGCTTTTGATACAACACAAGCAACATCTTCAAATAGAGTTAAGTTATATGTTAACGGCTTACAAGTAACTGCTTTTTCAACTTCTACCTATCCATCACAAAATTATGATGGTTGGATAAACTCAGCAAATCAACATCGTATTGCAAGTAGAGTTTCTCCAGATTTTGATGGCTATATGGCTGAAGTAAACTTTATTGACGGTCAAGCCCTTACCCCATCATCATTCGGTTCTACAAACGCATTAACAGGTGTATGGCAACCAGCTAAATACACAGGTACATACGGCACTAACGGATTCTATTTACCGTTTACCGATAACTCTGCATTAACTACATCATCCAATGTGGGATTAGGCAGGGACTACTCAGGCAACGGTAACTATTGGACTACAAACAATATCAGTATTACTGCTGGTTCTACTTACGATTCAATGACTGATGTTCCAACATTGACAAGTGCGACAACGGCTAATTATGCGGTAATGAATCCACTTAATTCTGCATCATCTATGACACCTTCAGGTGGTAATCTAAATGTTGTTACTTCTGGTGTTTCAGTTTCATCTGTTTCAACAATAGCTGTAAATTCAGGCAAATGGTATTGTGAAATTACTATAGCGAATGTACAAGATTCAACTATATTAGGAATAGCTCCTTCAGATAGAAGTTATTTAAGCGGTGCTTTTTATTCTGTAACTGGTGGTGTTGGGTATTATCAAGACGGAACTAAATTTATTAGTGGTTCGCAAAGCTCATATGGCGCTTCTTATACCACTAATGATGTAATTGGTATTGCACTAGATATGGATGCTGGAACAGTAGCATTCTATAAAAACAATACTAGCCAAGGAACTGCTGCTAGCGGATTAACAGGCGGGTATTACTTTGCTGTTGGGGATGCTTCTTCAGGCTCAAATACATCATACAATGTAAACTTCGGTCAGCGCCCATTCACCTACACTCCACCAACAGGCTTTGTAGCACTCAATACTTTTAACTTACCAGAGCCAAGTATTAAGGCTGGTAATAAGTATATGGATGCTTTGACTTGGACTGGTGATGGCACTTCTCCAAAAGCAAGAACTGGGTATAACTTTTCTCCTGATTTTGTTTGGACTAAAGGTAGAAGTGGCGCAACAGACCACGCTCTATTTGATAGAGTAAGGGGAACTGGAGCTAAAGTTCTTGAAAGCAATATGACTGATGCAGAAAACAACTATGGATTAACAGTTGATTCTTTTGATGCAAATGGATTTACTACTTCTACTGGAAGTTTTAATCACTCATATGCAAATAGTAATGGCGCAACTTATGTAGGATGGGCATGGAAAGCTAATGGCACAGGAGTAACCAATACTGCTGGCTCTATTACATCTACAGTAAGTGCTAATCCTACTGCTGGGTTTAGTGTTGTTACTTATACAGGTAACGGCTCTAGTAGTGCTACAGTTGGGCATGGTTTGGGTGTTGCACCTAGCATGATTATTGTTAAATCAAGAAGCAATACATATAGTTGGTTTATTAGGCATAGTTCATTAACGGCTGGATACCAATTACGATTTACAGCTGATGCACAAGAACAAGTAAGTACGGCAACTACCGCTGGCGGTTTAGGTTCAGGGACTAGTTCTGTAATTAATTTTATTGCTGGCTCATCTAATGTAGATAATGTCAATGCAAACTCTGCAACTTATGTAGCCTACTGCTTTGCAGAAGTAGCTGGATATTCTAAGTTTGGCTCATACACAGGCAATGGCTCTACTGATGGGACTTTTGTGCATCTTGGGTTTAGACCTAAGTTTGTGATGATGAAAAGTACTAGCACAGCAGTACCTTGGGTTATGTATGACTCTGCTAGAGATACATACAATGTTGGAGCATCAAATTTATATCCAAACCTTTCAAATGCTGAAGGTGTTGGTGCATCAATAGATTTTTTATCCAACGGGTTTAAACTCAGGACAGCATCAGGAGATGCAAACCCATCAGGAAATGCAATCTACATGGCCTTTGCCGAAAACCCATTCAAAAATTCTTTAGCGAGGTAATTATGTTTTTAATCAATGGAAAACCATTACAAATCGATACCCCATTTACAGATGCAGAAGGCAATCAATATCCTTATAACTGGCTTCGCTTATCTACTGCTGAAGATAAAGCTAGAGTCGGTATTACTGAGGTAGCCGATGAAGATACATCTTTTGATAATCGCTTCTACTGGGCTAAAGATTTGCCTAAAGCCCTAGAAGATAAAGAAGAAGTAGATGAAGATGGTAAGCCAATCTATGTACAGAAGTGGAATCCTGTTACTGAGAAAATGGAAAACACAACTAAGCGCTTAGTAACTAAGGGTCTAAAGTCTAACTTCATTGCACAAGTAAAGCATACTGCTGGAACTATCCTTGCTCAAACAGACTGGATGGTTATTCGTAAGGCAGAACGCAATGTAGACATTCCAGCATCCGTAGTTGCTTATCGTGCAGAGGTAGTTGCTAAGGCTGACGAACTAGAGGCTGCTATTAGTGCAGTTACTACAGTTGAGGAGTTAGCTGCATTGAATCTGTCTTTCCCTGCTAAGGATTAAACATGGTTGATATTGACCCCATTGAGTACGGTAAGTTAGTTAATTCCGTAGAAAACCTAGAGCGTAAAGTAGATGCTATGGATAACGACATTAAGAAGTTAGTGGCTATGGCAGAGCGCAGCAAAGGTTCTCTTTGGGCTTTGATGGGTGTTGCATCTGTAGCTGGTGCTTTTATTAGCTATATTACAGAGATTATCTTTAAAAAATGATACTAGAAACAATCATTGGCGCATTAGTCCCAGTCGGTATAGACGGGATTAAAAGCCTAATAGGCAAGTTCTCAGGCGGTGTAAAGCCTATCTCGGTTGATGAGCAGATAAAGCTAGACAACAACGAAATAAACAAGTTACAGGCCCTTGCTGCATTAGATAACCCTTACGGATCACCTAGCCAATGGGTAGTGGATCTAAGGGCATCTAGTCGCTATCTAGGGGCATTGTTTGTGATCCTTGTAGGCATTGGCACATTGTTTCTGCCTGTAGCCACAGAGATTCAGCGCATTGGCATAGAGGCCGCTAACATTGCCTTTGGCTTTCTGTTTGGCACTCGTATTATGGCTAACCTTAAAAAATGACCAAAAACTTTAGAGATTGTTTAGAGTTAGTTTTAAAGCATGAGGGCGGTTTCGTAAATCACTCAAAAGATCCAGGCGGCATCACCAACCTTGGCGTTACTAAGCGAGTTTGGGAAGATTGGGTCGGGCATCCTGTTACTGAAAAGGATATGCGAGCATTAACGCCTGCGCTTGTAGCCCCTATGTACGAAATGCGCTACTGGCGGCCTAGCTATTGCGAGAAGCTGCCAAGAGGATTGGATTTGTTAGTTTTTTCTATGGCTGTAAACGCTGGCGCTGGTCGTAGCGTTAAGTTACTGCAAGATGCAATTGGTGTAGTAGCAGATGGCGTTATTGGCCCAAACACAATGGCAAGAATAAACGAGGCTAATGTAGAAACATTGATAGATAAGTTTTCAGAAGCTCGTACAGCGTACTACAAGGGCTTAAAGCTATTTCCTGTATTTGGTAGGGGTTGGCTAAACCGCACAGATAAAGAGCGCTTAGAAGCCCTACAAATGGCCAAGAACGGCTAAAAAGGCTGTGTAAGATCAACATACTTAAAATGCTTGACTGGGACATCAAAAAACAACTCGCCAGCAGGGACTTCAAAATTCTTGACCTCTATCAATGGACAGCCTTCAATCACCTCAGCTTTCGCCCAATACGCATGGATTAAGTCGTGAGTTAGTGCAAAAAATAGCACAGGGAGATCTTGCTGAAATAGCTTCTCTTTACGCTGCGCACAATGAATGGTGGGATAGTGGCAGTAAGCCCAACTCCGAACTTCTACTTCAATATAACCAACTAGCTTTCCTGCTCTATGTACGAGTAAATCTACTCCATACACATTAGGGTTTTCCCTACAATCCAGCCCCCACTTCATCTTTACCCATTTCGTCACCGCTTCCCTCGCTGGTGGATCGTATTGGTTGTGAAGGCTCTGGCTGAACTTCTTTCTTAAAGATTGCATCCCAGTTTGTACGGTAATCATCGCTTACTTTTTTTTGGTTTTCATTCATGGTAATGCCAGACTGATCGGAAGGGTTAATTAAATATGGTTTGCCCACTCTTTATGATATTTATTTCTTGCTTCAATTGCTACCAATTCAGCCAACTCAAAGTCTTTAAAAACTCCTAAATGCTTTGGTTTTCCATTTACCCTTATTTGAACACGCCAATTGTTAGTTCTTTTAATCCAACTAACTCCCTTTGCGCCAGATGTGTTTGTTTTCTTTAATCTAGCGTTCCAGTTGTTGTGTAAAACTGTGGTTGGCCTTAAATTCTCTATTTTGTTGTTTAATCTATTGCAGTCTATGTGGTCAATTAAAGACTCTGCATCATCAAACATCATTATATAAATCAATCTATGTAACTTATATTCTTGATTATTTAATCCAACGCAATAGTAATTTTTGTTTTTTAAAAAGCCAGCTTTTGTGTTTGTATTTTTCCAATACAAATCGCCATCTTTGTATAAAAAAATCTCGTTTAAATATTGTTTTGTTAGTGTAGAATATTTGTTAGCCATCTTTGCATCCCTTGTCAATGGTGGTTAGAAGTGCCTAGTCAGTTAGTAGCTGCTAGGCATTTCGTTATTTTACATCAATGCTAGTTTGATCGGAAGAGAACTAGCGGAAACCTCGTGAAGGATTGCAGCCGATCTCTTAGTGGGGTTATGGGGCTAAGGCAGCTTCCTTTTGGGCCTTTAGCATTGGCGCTGATTTACGGATTGTTTCTAGTTCCGCAACAAACGCCTGCTCTATTTGCTCAATCGTAAAGCCTTGCCTTAGAAACTTTAGTACCAGGTCGGTAATTTGTTGTTGCATATTAAAAGCAATTAACAATATTGCCGCAGACCGTACAAGTAGTTAGTTTGCCGTTTACGATAATTGTAGTGGTTTGGCAAGCGTAAGCTACTGACCCTAGTAACATATATGTTACCAATGCTAAAGCTATCTTTTTCATATCATTCTCCTCAGAATGGGACAGAATCGAAATCATCATCAATGATTTTCTTAGGCATTTCGTCATCGCCCTTGGCCTTAAAGTTGCTGCGCTCCTTCTCTTTGCCAATCGCAATGCTAAAGAAC